TTAACTGCTACAACTGCCATTTTCGTTTACTCCCTTATTCCGCGCAGAGGATGTCAACGACCTTCTTCTCTTCCGTGCGGGTAGCACCGAAGGTACCCATCAGGTAAACCTGATACGGGTGCGAGGAAAGGTCACGACGCTGCGTGATGTCAGACATGATGTCATTCCACATACCCAAGTGAACGCCCGAAGGCACCCACACCGGGCAGCGGCGATGGCTCGAGCTCGTCGGCAAACGCTCGCTGTGAATGAAGTTGATGCCAAGGAACTGCATGACCTTGCCATCCTTCATCACCGGAGTGTCGCTGTTGAAGTCGCTCGAGACCACTTGGATCTGGCCCAAGAGATCGTCGTGCTGCTCGGCAGAGATGGCGCAGTACACCGGCTCCGCGTCGAGATCAACCTCGTTCTCCATCAGGATGCGACGCGCTTCGCGCAGCTTGTCGACCGTGAGGCCCACGTTGCCCGAGGCAGCGTAGTTCACAGCAACGCGCTGGTTGGTCGTGTCGAAAGCCGTGGTCGTGCCGCCAGCTTCGCCCGTCTTGTTGTCGCCGAGCATACCGTTGATGATCACATCGTCCATCGCACGGCCCATCGCGTAGAGACCGTTCTGCGCATAGGCAGACTGCGGGTCGGCGAGGAGACGGAGCTTGTCGAAGTTGTCGATCAGGTCAGCCCAATCGAAATCTTCTGGGAACACCCAACGGCGATCGTTCGGGGTGTTGACCGGGACGATCGGAGCGTAACGGGTCGAAACCGCACGAGCAGCGGTAGCACCGTACTGCGTGACGACTTCAGACTGCTTGCCCTTGTACGAACCAGTCTGCACAGAGGTGCGCAGCTTGGAGCCCTTTTGCTGCAACAGCAGCGAGATGTTAGTGCCGTACTGTACGGCATAAACTGATGCAATATTGTCGGCCATGATAGCCCTCCAAAAAAACTAAATATGTAGTGTTTCTCGGATGGCTTGTCCGTTACCGGGGCCAGAATCCTTGTGAGATACGCTCTCACCGATCGATCGTCTTTCCGACTGTCAGTTGGGGTCTTGCGACTTGCCCTGTCCTGCTAGAAAAAAGAGGCCCGAGATCTCTCCCGGGCCTCAAATTCACTCACAGGAGATTACGCCGAGGATAGTACCGCGCGCGTATCACACTCGCAACTACTCTGTAAACAGCTCTGGGTTAGCCATTCGCTGCAATCGCATCATCTCTTCGATTGCACCCTGACGGATCTTCTCGTCACGGTTCATGTAGCGACCCATGAACTCTTGATCGGCGAACATTCCAGCGATCTTGTTCTTCGCAGCCTGCGGAGTCAGCGCGCCGCCGGTCGGAGTCTCCGAGCCAACGAACGTGCCTTCAGCGAATGCCGATCCGACTGCTTGAAACAACTTGATCATCGGGCCGGTGCCGATCGCTTGCTCCAATCGCTCGAGACCGTCAGCGTCCAGCCCGGCAGCGACGCCGAACTTGGCAACCGCTCGCTTGGCAAGCTCGATGTTCTGGTCAGCCGCGGCACCCCACTCCCGACGCAGAGCAGCAAACTCCTCCTCGGACTTGCTCAGGAAAGCCTCGCGCTCCATCTCTATCCGCTGCGTGGACGTTTCATTCCACCACTCGGCGAGACCCTTGGCTTGCTTGTTGGTCAGCCCCAGATCGTGAAGCACCGGAGCGACCGCCTGAGCGAACGAGCCGTCATCCCCTTCCGGTACTGGCAACTCGTACTTGTCGGCGCTCTCCGGGCGTCCTAGGCGGTTATAGACCGCGCTCCAGCCCTCGGCATCGTCATCCGACTTAGGGGCGAGAATGGTGCGCCCAGCCTTGTCAGCGCCGAACACCTTCTCGAGATTCTGATACGACAGCAGGGCGTCAGCCGGCCCCTTCCATCCCTTGGCTTTGACCAGCTCTCCAAGCTGGCTGGCCGTTCCTTGGTCGATCCCTTCCGGCGCGTACCACGCGGGAGCCGCTGCCGGAGCAGTCGGGTTGCCTGCTTCCGCAGACCCTTGATCGTCACTCATCGATGAATTCCTCTTGTAGATTGGTCAAGGTCTTTTCGTCCAGTTGCAGCGCCTCGACAATGAGCTGCACCGTTTCTTGGCGACCGACCATGCGGCCAACCTCGAACATATCTGTCGCACCGGACTTGTCCACGGCGACAGGCGGTTTTCCGTAGCGGGAGAATCGCTTCAGATGGGCGAGGATGATCTGCCCGTCTTGCGATAGCTGGTTCGTCTTGCCATCGATCAGGGCTCGCTTGTAGGCACGAGATCGGAACAGCACTCGAGCGACTCGAGCGCGCATCACAGCAACCATGCTGGGCATCAGCGATTCCTCAGCCAAGTGAGATATTCAGCGCCTTCTTCTGGCTCCCAGAAAACCTTGATCATGTCTGGATGGCTCGGCGGGAGCAGCGGGTTGATCGTCGTGACCGCACAAGGCGAGAGCGCGTTATCGCGGAAGCCTTTCTCTTTCGCAAATCGATCGTACACCTTATAGCTCGCAACCTTCAGAAGGTGCATCGTGATCCCGTTGATCGGATCTTTGAGAACCGAGTAGGCGCTCTCGTGCTTATGGCCGGCGACGTAGATGTGATCTCGAGTGCCGAGCATCGCAGCTTTCATCGGCCCGTGAGCCGGGTTCCAGATTGACGAGCCTGCGTGATCGTGGCGAGCATTGACACGCACCTCTGCGCCATTCGGAAACTTCAAGGCGATGCGCGCCTCGCTGGATTTGTACATAGTGTTTTGCTGTCTTGCGATCCACTTGAGCGGGTCTCCAGATCCAGACCATGCGTCGTGATTCCCGCCGAGCATATAGAGCCAGCGGCAGCGATCGACAAACCATTCTGCGAGTTTCCATGCCTGCGCAGCAGAGGTCGCCTGTTCGCCGTAAAGCCTTGCTAAGCGGCCAACCCAGTTGTTCGTGGTGTCGCCGACGTTGCAGGCGAAAAGCCCTTCAACCTTGCGGCAAAGCTCGGTATGACGCTCGAGCGCCTCGATGTCCGTGCCGTCGTCATCAACGTGCGGATCGCCAAAATGCAGCAGGCCAATCGGCCCCGGGATCTTGATGCGAATCGGGATGAGCTTGCTCGCTTCCTCATGCTCGCGCTTGTGTGCGAACTTGCGCTTGCGCTGCTCGATCAACTCTTCGATGGATACGTCGTCGTCCGGTATCGGAGTGAACTCAAACGCTTCGTGATTCGGTGTCTGCCTACCCGGTTGATAGGTTGACCTTGGTACCTCGTACCCGCTCTTTTCCATCTGAGCAAGACGCTTCAGCATTGTTCGGATATTTAGTCCGAGCTCGTTGGCTGCATTCGCGCGAACGCCTTTGTGCCTACGCAACGCCTCAATAATCTGATCATCAGTCGCCTTGGCGGCTACCACAGCATCACCTCTTTCTAGTTACTTTGATGCCGAGTTCCTTTCGGCGCTCTTCGGTACGCTCGTCATCGCGCACCGCTGTCCATTCCAAATGCCCATCAACGAGCCGATACTGCTCCTTGTGAGTCAAGGCGCAATCGCAGCACTCGGTGAAGGTATAACCTTTGACTCGATACCAAACCCCGTCATACATCTGGATTACGGGGATAGATACATCCTTGCTTCGTCCTGCCTTCGGCTTACCAGACCGGGCAGAACCTTTCCCGCGGCTTTTGTCCATTTCATGAACTCCGATGCAGCACCCCAATGGTCGCCGCGATTGTGCTTCATGCGCAGCGTCGATCGCTGCAAGTTTCCAAGCCCTACGTTAAATGCGAAAGAAACCAATGCGTCGAACTGGCCTTGACGATCAGGATCAACAGAACAATATCGGGCCACGCCTGACTCAAACCGTTTAAGGTCTTGAGCAAGGAGAGCATCCACTTCGTCAATGTCCCAGACACGGTCGTCCTCTGGTTTTAGCGGATAGTCCCGGCGCAGAGGGAAATTGCCATTATCGGCGGTTCGCACCACCGGCAAACGAGCCTGCTCGGGATAGAGCATATGGCCGACGCCCACCGTCCAAAGTTTGGCTGGGCATAAATACGGTCGCAGGCGCACACCCTCGTGTTTCTTTATCGACGCGAGCGCCTGCTCGCTTGTGTTCATCTTTTGCTAAATGCCTGTGTCCCGAACCAAAAAGCAATGATGCTGGACAGAATCAACATTTCATCTTCGCCAAAGACGTTATCCATAGCCACAGCAAAAGGGATGCCGGTGCTATATGCGTACCATACACCAGTTGCATTCAAAACAACAAGTTCCAGCACAAAGATATAAGTTACAACAGGTCTGACGCTGGCGCGCAGATTGATGATCCATTGGCTGGCACCCTTGCCGATCGCCTCGTCGTGCTTGTACAGGGCTACCCGTTCCTCGGCATAAGTCTGAGCCAGCACTTGCTCGGTCTTGATCTCCTCGATCTTTTCCTGCGAGGCAAAGCCCTTGGCAGCAAGCTCCAGCTCCCGCTCCTTCTGCATACGCAGGATGGCGAGCTCATGCGACTTGTCTTGCCGATCTTGGAAGAACTCAAGGATCTTCGGCAGGCCGCCAGCGAGGAACGACAGAAACGTCGAAAGCATCGTCATCATTTGTTGCGTTCCTCTATGAGCTTGACCCGAACTTGCAAGTCATGGATGTCGGTATAGATCTCTTCTTTCATTTTGTGCCGTCGCTCTGCCGATACCGGGCTGTCAGTAGGTACTCCTTCCGCTGTAATCAGGGCTGGCATCTTGCTCTCAACCGACAGCAGGCGATTGTTAAAAGACGCGATCTCCGTCAACAACCAACCGACTGCGGCCAGCAATACAGGAAATAACATATCCACAATCTTTTGCATGGTCACTTTGCTATTTCCCCTTGTTGATCAGATCGAATAGGGTCTTGATCTTATCCTCGAGCACGGCGACTCGAAGATCCAGCTTTGACAGTACGATGATTAGCGTAATGAGCGCGAGAATCACCGGCCATGCACGGGTGAAGATCTCGAACAGCTCCATGTCACTTATCCGCTTTGGTTGTGTTGAGCTGGTTGATCAGATTAAAAATGTCGTCCAACGTCCGGCGAATGTGATGGATGTCGTCCCGGTAGTCAGCTTTGGTGACGTAAACGTGCGGCATATTGCGCACATCTCGATCGAGCTGGTTAATTGAGCGGCTGATGTTATTGAGAATCCAACCGCCCAAGAAACCGGATACGCCGACCAGTACGTTGAAAAGCATCTGCGCATCCATCGTCAAACTCCCGGGACTGCTCTACGCGGGGCCGATGCCGCGATCTG